CAATTACCATAATACTCAATTTGAGAATCTTCAGGCATATAGTTCAAAGGACTCTTCGGATGCAAATCAGTACCAGTTAATACATTCACACCTAAAACCTGAGTTTCAAAGTGTTCAGCACTACCTGATACTAATACACCGTCAATTTCGTTTAAACTTTCAATTGCATTGTCAATCTCACATCTATAGAGTATGCCAGCACATCCACGTGGAGTACCAGCCATGCCACCAAGGTGAATTCCAAGTATCAAAGGTTTGCGTTTTGCAACCAAAACAGCACCACACAAACCTTTAAAAGTATGCATTGTCAAAGATTTATACATCAACCCAACAAAATCTGCAACACCATTACTCGTCAGTCCAACATCTGCAAGACCACTAGCATCCAAAATACTCCCGTCCTTATCACGCCATCTGAGCGCGAATTCCGCCGATGATAACGTGTTGACAGGTAAATATTTACGCAAATCCTTAAAGGAACCTCCAGATGCAGAATAACAAATTCGTATATCTGAATTGGGTAAAAGTATACTCTGTGCTACACTAAGTTTAACAGAGAACTTCCCACCTGATGTATCCGGGTTCTTTTTCCGAAAAGTAACATCCAACACTGGTTGTCTAAAGTAATGATTTGGTATAACGACAACGTTCGAAGTTAAGAACAATCCATTAACACGGAGTATCTTTTGATCGACAATTGTAGTTCCATACACCAAATTCTTCTCGACTAAACCAAGCAGTTGTTCAGAAGTCGCATTTGCAGCCAAGGGATTCAACGGCAATTCACGCACACTCACAGAAGCCCACACATTCTCCTCAGAATCACGCTGTTTAACTTCATCATGAGTTCTAGGTTCAAGAGAACCTTGTGGATGAATCTTGCGCCATGCCTTGTAAACACCAGCCACACCGTAAAGCGCACCAACAATGGCGCATGCTTTACATATAGTAGTGACGTGTTTATCTCTCCACTCCTTGAGAACTGGCGCAATAGTATTACGATCCACAAGAGCCCGCTCAAAATTGTCCTTGACAATAGTGACCATGGATTTCTGGATTGTAAAACCAACACCAGTTAAAAAGGAACCCAAAACAATCTTGGGAGTTTGTGGCAAATTTCGGTATCTCAACATGGTACCACAAATCCCACCCCATAGAAAGAGGGTGTGATATATGTAATGCCTTTTCAAACGCTCTCGATTATGGAGCATTATGC